TTGTATATCACTATGGAAATGGCAGAAGAAAAAATAGCAGAACGTATTGATGCTAATCTTCTTAATGTTACTCTTGATGATTTGATGGGTTTACCTAAAGATATCTATGACAAAAAAGTTGCTCGTGTTCGTGATAAATGTACCGGTAAATTAATCATTAAAGAATATCCAACGGCTTCGGCTTCAACTATACACTTTAAAACATTGCTCAATGAACTCAATCTTAAAAAGTCTTTTGTACCTGACATTATCTTTGTGGATTATCTTAATATCTGTTGTTCTTCTCGTATTAAAGCAGGCGCAAATATTAACTCCTATACCTACGTCAAATCGATTGCAGAAGAACTTAGAGGTCTTGCAGTTGAGTATAATGTACCTGTTGTTAGTGCCACACAGACTACTCGCTCAGGATTTACATCAAGCGATCCTGGTCTTGAAGATACCTCCGAATCATTTGGACTCCCAGCCACCGCAGACTTAATGTTTGCTTTGATTACAAGTGAAGATTTAGAAGCACTTGGTCAAATTATGGTCAAACAATTAAAGAATAGATATAATGACCCATCTTATTATAAAAGATTTACAATTGGTGTTGATAGAGCTAAAATGAAATTATATGACATTGAACAATCAGCACAAATTGGTATTGCTGACGCAGGACACAATGACAAACCATTAAACACTTTTGGCAATCGTGATAGCAATAAATTTGAAGGATTTAAAGTATGATATTAGAAAGAGAAGATGCTTTAGTTTGCGCTAAAGCATTTCACGATTATTTTAGTGACTTTGGTAGCATAGAACAATACATGAGAGATGAGAAGTTAAAGTCTGTTAATGAAATACCACAGTCTTTATTTCCTCCAGAAGATGATTTATTTTCTGATTTCTCGATGCATCCAAAAGATATGGATATTGAAGTTATTGAAATTCCCAATAATACATGGGAAACATTACTTGCCATTACATCTTCTCATGTTAATAAGGCACCAGTTGGAAGAAACATCCAATTGGCAGTCAGAGAAAAAAACACACAAAAGATTCTAGGATTCATTCGTTTAGGTTCACCAGTTATCTATATGAAACCTCGTAATGAAATGATTGGACAGGTTTGGATTCAAAATCCAGACTGTGCCAAAAGGTTTAATGCTGCGAGTATCATGGGCTTTGTAATTGTACCAAGTCAACCTTTTGGTTTTAACTATCTTGGTGGTAAACTATTAGCAGCTATCTGCACTTCACATACTGTGAGAGAAATCTGTAATAAAAAATATGATATGAACCTTTGTTTATTTGAAACTACCAGTTTATATGGTTCTACTAAACAAGTATCACAATATGATGGTATGAAACCTTATATCAAATTCAAAGGATTAACCGATTCTGATATGGTTCCAATGATGCACGGTGAACGATATGAATCATTAAAGAACTTTGTGGAAAGTAAAGTTGGAGATTTATTAGGTGGAGATGAATCAACTACAAGTAGAAAACTTAGGAGCTTTACCAAGATAATAGCTTTAACTAAAGCAGCACTTAAAGGTACTGATGAAGGATTGGCATTCAGCTTAACGATTGATAACGCTAAAAAGTTGACAGAGAAAAAAAGATATTATGTGTCAGACTATGGTTTTAGTAACATGGTTGACTATATGAATTGTCGTACAGACCAATTGGTAAAAGGCGAGAACTATAATAAACACGAATTGGTAAACATTGTTGAATGGTGGAGAAATAAAGCTATAAATAGATATGAAACTCTCAAATCAGAGGGTAGACTAAGAACAGAGCTTGAAGTATGGACTTCAGGTAAAGACATTCAAATCATTAGGTAAAAAATGGCTGACGCAACTTCTACTCTAAAACAATGGAATCCAAAAATTCTTTTAGAATTGTTAGGAGAAAAAAAGTATAATTTTACTGCTGAAACAACTAGTGATAAAGGTGCAATAAGATTAATTGTTTATACTCCAGACAGACTTAAAGACCAACCAAAATTTGAGCAAGAATTAACCAAATTAGCAAAAGTTAAAAGTAATAATTTATCTTGGCAACCATCAAGTTCAAAGAGTGGTTCAAAAACTATTACACCTACTGAAGTTACCATCAAAGATAAAAAATATATTCTTTTATATAAGCCTTTGTCTAGTGATCCTGGAAATACCAGTTCAGCTGATAAGTTTGGTAAATTAACAATAAAATTAAAACCTTCTGAGATTAGTTCTTTAACATCAATATCACTCAAAACTGCTGTACCTGACGTATCAAAAAGAAAGTCTGAATATTTCAAAAAGAATGAAAAAGAAAAGGGCGATGAATTATATCCAATAGAAATAACAAATAAATGGTTAACACCAGAACAAATGGTTAAAAGAACCAAATATTATTTACATTCAAAATCAACTCAAGTAACAAAAGATGGAAGTGGAAAAGCAAGAAAAGGACTCGATTTACCAAAAGATGTAGTAAATGAATTCGATAACTTGTTTGCTAGGGTATTAGACAATACTTCAACTTCTATTAAAGTCAATCTCAGTTTATCACCAGCATCTGCTGAATTTTTTGAAGTTTTAAGTGCTGTAAAAATGGCTGTTTTGTTGAGAGCTAAAAATAAATATCTTATACAAGATGTTTTGTTCTTACCAAAAGAAGATATAAGAGGTTCTATACAACCAAAAATCCTTATTCCTAAAGCTGCAAACTTTCCATTACTTGATTACTATGTGAGTATTAAAAAATTAACAGGTAATCATGAAATTGATACAAAAAATGCAATAAAGATTAGTGTTAAATCTCACATATCTTCACCTACAGTAGAAACAAATACAATTAAACTAGACCAAGTATTTCATTCTGAACAAGAATTGATGCAATGGTATTCTGGAATTAAAGATTCAACAACAAAAGCTAAAGAAAAATATCCAATGCAAGTTGCTGAATCTGCTTTAGAATTGAAAAAATCTAGTGGAGCTGGAGCTATGTTTCCAATTGAAACACTTTCGAAATTTTTAGTTGAAGGGATTGCAGAACAAACTAAAAAAGAGTTAATTACTAGCCTTGAAAAATTTGGACAAAAAAATATAAATGCGTTTGAATCAAAAACATATTCGAAAACACAAATATTAAATGTTATAATTAAAACAATAAAAACTATAGGTCCAAAACTTAAAAGTTACAAAAAAGAAACTCTTTTGTCTGATGCTGGTATTAAAAACCAAGATTTGGTTATTATGACAGAACTTTTTAAAAAAATATTAGCAACCGATAAAATAAAACCAGAACAAGTTGGAATAACTGTACAAAATTTGGCATTTATATGTGAAAGAATATTAGCTACAGGTTCAAAACCCGTTTCACATTTAAAATTAAATTTTTATAAAATGTTTTATGACCAAGTTTTAGATAAATATGAAATAGCTTATGCTATGCCGACAATTAATAAAAAAGGCGGAGATACAGTAAAATTTAAATATCTTGCTGTTAAAAATTGGAATAAAGAATATGAAGAAATTAAAAAACAAGCCGACCAATATTGGTTACAATTAAGAGGTAAGAGCGGTACCAACAAAGTTAATGATGCTATAGGAATATCCGTATAATGCCACTAATAGATTTTGATAAACTAGCTAAACAATATGAATCTGAAGATGATTTTGGATTCTCTGCGGTATCTGAAGAAGAATATAATTCAGTTATTAATAAAACAGCTGAAACAGCAGACGATTATAAAACAAGATTACAAGAAGTAGAAAAGATTATTATTCCTTTCCTTACAAAATTACATACGACTGGGGATAAAGAATATATATATTGGCCTAATAGAAAACCTATTATAGAAAAACAAATTGAAAGAATATTGAAACTGACGAAAGCTTAATATGAGTGCTACTGTGATTATACCCACAACGGGTTCTGCTGAATTTCATCATGCTTTGAAATCTGTATTAGACCAAACATATGATACAAAATGTTATGTTGTCTGTGACGGTCCTGATTTTACATATGCTGTAAGAAATCATGTACAGTCTTTTAAAGACCATCCAAAATTTAAAAATATAAATGTTTGTAATTTACCAATCAATGTTGGTGCAAAAGGATTCTATGGACATAGAGTCTATGCTTCTTTTACACATTTAGTAGACACAGATTATGTAATGTACTTAGACCAAGATAATTGGTTATATCAAAGCCATGTTGCCAAATGTATTGAAACAATTGAAACACGAAATCTTGATTGGTGTTATTCTTTAAGAAAAATTCATAAAAAGAATGGTGACTTTGCTTGTTTTGATGATTGTGAATCCTTAGGTAAATGGCAAACTTATCACGGCATTTATCATATAGATACAAACTCATATTGCCTTAAGACAGATATTGCTGTAAAATTGGCTAGTGCATGGCATGGAGGTTGGGGCCAAGATAGAGTATTTTTACAAGCAGTAACTCAACATTTTCCTAAATGGGATTGTACAAATGAATACACGGTAAGTTATCGTGTTGATGGAGGTAAAGGTTCTGTAAGTGAAGAATTTTTTATCAATGGTAATGAAATAATGAATGAACGATATAATGGAATATTCCCATGGCGAACAAAGACTCTGACCTAGTAATAGGTTTTATTACAGGATACAAATACGACCATAAAGTTGCTCCTTGGGCTGAATCATTGATTGAGTCTGGTTTTACTGGAACAAAAATGATGGTCACATATAACATTGATAAAAGTGTTATAGAAAAATTACAAAGTTTAGGCTTTGTCGTTTTACCTTTTGAAAATAATGGTAAATTTAATATTGTCAATATAAGATTTTTACATATGTGGCAATATCTCAAACATATCAAGATTAAACCTCGTTATATTATTTCTACTGACGTTGCAGATGTTGTATTTCAATCTAATCCATCAGATTGGTTGGAACAAAATATTGGCGATAAAAAACTTTGTGCTTCAGCTGAAAGTTTAAAATATAAAGATGAAACATGGGGTATTCATAATATGTACCAATCTTTTGGTGATACAGCCGCACAATACATGGCGAATACACCAATTTATAATGCTGGGGTAACAGCAGGTACCTATGAAGAATATATAGATTTATGTTATAATGTTTATTTACTTTGTAATGGCGCCCCTCAATTCGTTGAAGGTGGTGGTGGACCTGACCAAGCAGCTTTGAATCTACTCCTCTCACTCAAACCATATAAAGATATTACATTGTATGCTAACCATGATGATGGTTGGGCTTGTCAATGTGGTACAACAGTAGACCCAAATAAAATTGATAAGTTCAGACCAAATCTATTGAGTCCAGAACCAGTTTGGAAAGACGGAGTGATGTATAATAGTAAAGGTGATAAGTATGCTATACTACATCAATACAATAGAGTACCAATGATTAATGATTATATAAGGAAGAAATATGAGCGAAGTTTTGACATTCAACACAACGACAGGTTTGTATACACCACCAATTAGTGTTCAAACTAGCCAAGATCCTTGGCATAATTTGCCAGCCAAACAATGGGTACAAAAACAAATAGATTGGGCTAATCAATCCGAACCATCTGGTTTAGGACTTGTCGAACCTATTTCACAATTAAAAGGCGAACTAATTGGTGTTGAAATAGGTGTTTGTTTAGGTTCAACAACTGAGGCTTTTTTAAAAAAAATACGTAATATTAAAAAGCTTTATGGTGTAGACAATTACCCTACTTTTATTGATTGGAATGGTGCTGATTATAGTGAAGAACGACAACAACTAATGAAAGAATATGCATCACATAAATTGTCGCAGTTTGGTGATAGAGTTGAATTGCGTTATGAATCTAGTACTGAGTTTGCAAAAACACTCAAAAAAGAATCTTTAGATTTTGTTTTCATTGATGGCGACCATTCTGAGGAAGCTTCATATGCAGATTTTTGGAATTTTTATCCATTAGTTAAAACTGGTGGTATTTTTGCTGGGCATGATATTGTCTTACCAGATGTTGAAAAATCACTTAAAAACTTTTTAGCTGATAAATTTGATAAAGTAATCAGAGTTAGTAATAATGCTTGGTACTTGATTAAGGAATAATATGCCACAATTAACGATAGAACATTTACAACGATATTCAAAGACATATGCCTTTATTGAAAGTGGAACATATGAAGGTGATACTGTAAAAGCAGCATTAGAATATAATTTTGAACATATTCATAGTATTGAAATTGAACCAAACTTATTTAAAGCAGCTGTTGAAAAATTTAAAGATGAACCTACTGTAAAAATATGGCAAGGAGATTCACCTGATGTCATTAGAGAAAATATTATAATGACATTAGAAAAACCTTCAACATTTTGGTTAGACGCACATAGAAGTTGGGCTTTGCAAACACCAGGTAGTGATAAGTATGGAGCCTGTCCTTTGTTACATGAACTTGATGCTATTGCTGAATCACCAATTAAGAATCATGTAATTATTGCTGATGATGTTAGATTGTTTGATACAATCGGATGGGACTTTTTAAAGAAAGAACATTATATTGAAAAACTAATGAAAATTAATCCAAATTATGTGATTGAATATTTGGATGGTGGTTTTAGTTTTGGTAGACAATTTCCTCCTAATGATATTATGGTGGCCTATGTACCAGATTGAAATGAAAAAACATAAAAAAATTATTATTTGGGGTGCCAAACCTTATACAGGACACACACATCAATTTGTTCATGGAGCATTTTATAATGCCGCCAAATTTTTAGGATTGAAAGTATTTTGGTTGGACAACAACGATAATATGCCTGATGATTTTTTTGATAATGCTATTATTATTACAGAACAATGGTTGGTATTTCCTAATGGTTTGAGTATCAATAGTAATAAGTTGCCATTAAGAAAATCATCTACTTATTTTGTACACTATGTTGGTAACAAAGGTGTTGTTGATGGTAATCCTAGTGTTGATATGTATCTTGGTAAAGTAGGTAGATTGGTTGATTATAGATTATCTTGTAGTTGGGGAATCAATGGCGTAGAAGATAAGAACTATGCATATGAATTTAAAAAAGAAGAATGTGAAGAACTTGGTGGAGGTTCAGGTTATTATCAAAAAGGTGATAACTATGATTTCTTCTATTCATTTTGGGGAACAGATTTATTACCAACTGAAATAAATTTTGAAGATAGATTTACTCCATTCAAAGAACCAAAATATGCTTTCTTTGGTGGAACAATCACAAGTGGTTGGGGCAATCCAGAAGATGGTAATATTAATTATATTACTCCATTTGCCGAAGAATGTCAAAAAAACGGTGTTCTTTTTATTTGGAATGATTCACAGAGAAACCCACTTACACCACTAGAATTAAAACGAGCCTCAATCGAATCTTTTTTACCTATTGATGTTCGACCTAAGAATCATTTAGTAAACAAGTATGTACCTTGTAGAACAATTAAGAATTGTAGTTATGGTCAATTAGTTATAACAAATTCAAAAGCAGTACACGATTTCTTTGGTGGTGATGTTGCTTACTCAGATAATACTGCTGAGTTATTTCATATTGCTAAAGAAATGCAAAGTGATCCTAAAACTAAAGATAAGATTTGGTGTCAAATGCACATGGTTAAAGACAAGCATACATATGTAAGTAGAATTATTGATATTGTTAATGTTGCGGAGAGATAAGATGAAAATTTTAATTACAGGTCATATGGGTTTTGTTGGTAAATATTTTATGAGAAAATATGCCGACCATGATATTACAGGTATTGATATTAAAGAAGGTAATGATTGTAGAGACTTCTTTAAAACAAATACAGATAAGTTTGATTTAATTATTCACTTGGCTGCTATCGTTGGTGGTCGTCAAACGATTGAGGGTAATCCACTTTCAGTTGCAACAGACTTAGCGATTGATTCAGATATGATTCAATGGGCTCTTAGAACAAAACCAGGTCGTGTTGTTTACTTCTCATCATCTGCTGCTTATCCAATTTCATATCAAACAGGATTAAATGGGTTTAATCCAAATCCTAAAAATAATCTTAATGAATCAAACATTAATTTGAATGACTTAAAAATGCCAGACTTAACTTATGGTTGGGCTAAACTAACAGGCGAATATTGTTTACAATTTTTAGAAACAGAAGGCATTAAAGTAAACGTATTCAGACCATTTAGTGGTTATGGTACAGACCAAGATTTAGATTATCCTTTCCCGTCATATATTCATCGTGCTAAATCTAGAAAA